ATTGTATATTCTCTGCGGTAAGAATCCCACGACATCTTTCAAAGAATTTTCCTGCGATTTCTTGTTTTTGTTTTCCACGAGTATTGCAATCAATAACAGTTGTACGAGAATGTAATGGTTGTATAATTTTGTTTTTAAAATTACACGTGAATATAAATCGACAATTGTTTTGGAACTCCTCTATAGATGCACGCAATAACAACTGAACATCATGTGTGGTGTTGTCTGCTTCATCTATGATGATGACTTTGTGTTTTGCACTAGAAGTCAACGATACTGTAGATGCAAATTGTTTTGCAGTGTTCCTTACTGTGTCTAGAAATCTACCTTCATCAGATCCATTGATGACAAGATAATCTACACCTAGTTCATGACACAATGCCTTTGCAACTGTTGTCTTACCAATACCCGCAGTGCCACATAAGAGAAGGTTAGGAACCTCACCCTTAGTGACAAAAGATTTGAATGTATCCTGTAGTTCTTTTGGTAAGATACAATGTTCAATATTCTTAGGTCGATACTTTTCGACCCAAAGAAACTCATTCATAATTTAGGATAACCAATGTGGTTTTCTGGATGGGTCACGTAGATAATTATCTGCTGCCCATGGTTTACTAGAAATATAATACTTGTATGCAGTGAATATGTCAATAGTCGTATCATATTTGAATTGGTCAGGACCTGCAAATACAAAAGGTGTATGCTTAGTGTAGTCTGCTGATGGCATAAGATCTCTTGCTTCTAGTAGTGGTCGATGACAAGAATGTATTTTGCCATAGCGATGTGTATATTCTAGAGACAATGCAATACCATGAGTGAGTAACCACCATGCATTTGCTAGAGAATCATTTGCCCATATTGTGCATGGATGATTACGGAATGCACCTTTGGATGTTTTGTATGGTTGACCATCGTTACGATGTATTTTGCCATAACTATGACCCCACTCGTCAGAGCAAACAATAGAAAGCATTTGACATGTTTCTAGTGGCATCTTGACAATGTGTTTGTCAGGAAGCACTCTTGCTGAGACAGTGGGGTCAGGGTCAGTAACAAATATATTCATAGCATAAAGGGTGTCTTACCCATTATACACAGAATCTGGTTCAAGTGCAATAAGATATTCTAGATCTCTGTTTGCATCTCTGAACAATGCTGCATTCTGTTTGCTGATAGTAACTCCATAATCTGCAGGAAGTAACTTAAGATATTCTACTTTAAAATTGAAAGTAAACTTAGCATCAGTAGTTCCTACCTTTACAGAATAGTTGTTTGATGTGTCATTCTTCTTGTCACGTACAACAAGTTTGATATCTTTACCATCACCAATAACTGCTAGATCATCTACACTGTAGATAGATGCTGCTCTGATAAGGTTGTTTAGGTCAGACCATGCAACCACAAAGGAAACATCTTCACTAGGAATCTGTGCCCTCTGTGCGGGTGGTTGTGTGATTGTTGATGGATCAGCAAAGAAATATCTTGATTGACATTTACTATCTTTGATTATGACATAGTTGTCATTTGCAAAATCAAAGTCAGGATTGTCAAAAAGCGATAGACCAGATAGGAATTCTCCTAGATCATATATCGCAAAGTCTTTTGGAAACTTTTCTTCTACAACTGCACGAGAGAGAATGTTTCTCTGGATTGATAGTGTAGATAATTCCTGTCCTTCCTTAAAGGTTATTGACGGATTAATATTGGAAAAGTTCTTCAGTATGTCAAGTGTCCCTTTAGACAGTTTCATTTACTTGCTTCCTCCATAGTATAGAAGTAATATAATAATACACAATAGTGCATTGCTTTCTTTATGTCAAGTGTAGGTGTCCCTTTCTTGTCATAACGACTTAAGTATTTCATAGCATTACCTCGGCAGAACCCTTTGGCATCACCGAGTGCTTGAATAAAATCTAGAGTTTGGAACTTGTCCTTACTCACATAGTGTTTGGTGTAAGTCTCACCAATGTAATCTCTCATGAGATCAAGAACCACGTCCTCATCAAACTTGAATTGGGGTTGTTCTGTATTGATCTCCACATTGCCTGTAATGTCTGGAGCATCGTAGTAGGGAACATCGTCCCCCAGTGAGGGGAACCCATATTCTCCAAGTAATCCTTCTTCTTCCAAAATGTCATAAAGTAACCAGTATGCCACTATTATACCTCAAAGGATACGTCTGCGTCAACCTTATCGTAAAGTTGCTGAAACGCTTCCTTGGTCTCTTCGTCAAAACGAGAGATGCAAGTAGTGATTGCCTTAGCACGATTGCCGAAGATCTCGTATGCTTTTACGATGTGAACAAGTCTACGTGTTGAGATAACCTCGTCAATACCACCGTCAAAGAATGTCTTGCGGATGATGTCTGCCCAGTCGCAAAGTCTCTTGTTGAACTCTTTGTCTGATGACAATAGATCGAGCATCTTCTGCTCTGTCTGTGGATGAGGATAGTTCTGCTCGAAGGTTACAGGGAATCTCTCAAGGAATGCTTCGTTAAGAACGTTAGTGCCTACGAATCTGCCATCCTCAGAACCTTTACCTTTTGTGTTAGCAGTAGCAACAACAGTGAAACCTTTTGAAGGTTTTACATACTTGCCGATCTTCTTGAGGAAGACACCTTTGCCTTCAAGAATAGATTGTAGACATAGAATCTTGTTAGATGCTAGGTCGATCTCGTCAAGAAGTAGAACTGCACCTCTTTCAAGTGCTTCGACTACAGGACCGTTGTGCCATACTGTGTTGCCATCAACAAGTCTGAATCCACCGATAAGATCGTCTTCGTCTGTCTCGATAGAGATGTTGACTCTGATCAACTCTCTGTTTGCTTTAGCACATGCCTGTTCTACAGAGAATGTCTTACCATTGCCTGATAGACCTGTGATGAATGCAGGATAGAAGATACCTGATTGGATAATCTTCTTGACATCGTTGAAGTTGCCGAATGGAACAAAGGTATCAACTACCTCTGGAATAAGGTTTTGCTCAACTGAAGGGATTACAGAGGGTGCTGAGAGTGCTTTTGTAAGGATCTCTCTGCCTTGCTCTACAGTTAGATTCCATGTGCCTTTCTTGACTTGGAACTTTTTTAGTTTGCGAGATACAGTTGCGTATCCTACTGCATACTTGGTTGCAAATTTTTTGACATGTGATGCGTCGATGTTATTACCGAACTCGTCACGTAACTCGTCTACGAAGTTGACTGGTAGTTTTCTCTCAAATGGCATGATAATGAAGTTGTGTGATTTGTATATTATAATAATGCCACATCACATATGTCTTTGCAATATATGATGTGACACTTTGTTGATTGGCACTATGCAATCTGGTCGATGAAGGAAGATAGAATCTTCTTGTTCATCTTCTTACCTTTTAGTGACTTGGTAAATGCTCTCTTGATCTGTGCCTTGGTTGCATTCTCGTCAACATCAAACTCAGCATCGTTCTTGAGTGCTGATGCTGCTAGACCATACTGAACTGTCCAGTATGAAGATGCACAGATGAATGATTTTGTTTTCTTCCACTCTGCATTAGCACGTGCTACGTTCTCTTCTGTGTAGTCATCACCGAAACAATCAATCTTGAATCTGTGCCACTCACCTGATCCTAGTAATCTGATGTTCATGAAAGAACACTCAGGGAATCTGTCACGTAAGTATGCTACAAACTGTCTAGTCTGTCCTGAGTAGTAGTCTCCTGAGAATGGATACATTCTACCTGTCTTACGGTCACGTAGGATATATCCTGCACCCATGTGTGATGCGAAGAGTGACTCTGTTCCTTCTCTGTCAACATACTTCTTACCCGCACGTAATGGATTACCATCGCCATCAGTTAGACATACAACGTGAACTTTTTGTGATCCAGTTCTTGTTTTGAACTCAGGGATAATTTGGTTCATTGCAATTAAACTCTCATCTAATGGAGTGCCACCTAAATTCATTTTTGTTGGTATACCACATCCACGAGTAGAGAATGCTCTTGCAATACGGAATAAGTTCTTTGCCTGTTTCTCATGATCACGATTGTTTGATCTGCTAGTTAGAAGATTAACCATGTTGAAGTTACGAACAATAACTTTACCAATATTTTCTGGTTTCTCTTTGTATCCGTAGTTTGTACCACCTGAGTATGCATCAGTGAAAGAATAAACATCATAAGCAATACCAACTTTACGACAGAATGATACTAATGAAAGTACTTGCTTGACAGTAGAGTAGATACAATTAGACATTGAACCTGACCAATCAATGTTGAAAATTAATCCATGATTTTTAGCATCAGGTATTGTAGTAATCTTTCTGAAGATGTCATCATTGTACTTGTATGTGTGTAACTTAGTAGTGTCAAGAACACCAGTTTTAGATACAGTTCTACGAGCATAACCATCTGCTGCTTTCTTACACTCAAACTCTTTTACAAGATAACTAACTTCTTTTTGTGATTGCTTTTTGTATGTGTTATATTCTTTATCTGATTCTCTAAT